TACCAGTCCATTCAAATACCATTTCTTGATAAGGAAATGCCATACCTGATCTATCAGATATTGCTTGTGCATGTCTACCACCTGCAAATTTTGCTGAAGGTGCTCTATGAGGTCTAGTACTTGCTGGAACTCTAGCCATTACGAATAAAAGCTGTTGCCTGTTGCTGGTATAATTCTAGTTGAAGGAGTATCATCACCTGCAATTAATCTCTGATAAGCTTCTTCATAATCTACTTTTAATATTTGTTGAGTTTGAGGAGCAATCCCTACTCTTTTTTTAGAAAGATAATAGGCAAGTCCTGCGCACATACACTCGAAAGCTCTAAAAGGTACATCTATATTTTGTTCTACACCACTTACAGTAGAAGCTGTAATGTCTTCAATTTTTCTCATACGATAATAAGTAAGAGTATAATTAGTATCTGGAGCTGGATAAATTTTAAGTACGGGAGTATTTAATCTTTGTAAATAATATTGTGTAGGTCTAGCTTGAGTAGTTTTATTTGAAATAACTGCATAGTCATTAAGACCTAGTGCTGTCATTGCATATTCATTTCCATTACTTGTTTGAATATTTGCATTAATGATATCTACAGTATCATAATCTAAAGTATATTGAATAGTTCCTGTAGTAATAGCTAAAGTTTTATATTCTACAGTCCATTGGTTATAACCTCTGTTAGCCCAATCACTAAACATAATATTCATACTACGTCTAGCGGACCTTACATCATAACCTAAAATAGGATCACCACCTATTCTATCATAAGCTTCTTGTATTACATCATTTACTGTTAAAGTAAAAGTTGAAGTTCCTGATAAAGCCATATTTCTCCATTATGCAAAAAATGTTGTTAATCCAGCAACGTCAGTTAAAGTTGCTTGTAAAGATGTACTAAATTTTACACCTTCACTTGGTAAATTAATATTTACTGGTCCTGATGCTGCACTTGCAGCTGTAGATACTGTAAATTTACTTACACCACCATCTTTAAAAACTACCGTTCCGGCACTAGCCGTTGGTGTAATTATAAAAGCTTTTAATCTCATTGGTCCAGCAAATAATGTTTGTGTACCTCCAGTAGTAGAAGTAAAAGCTACATTTAGATCCGATCCTGCCATTTTTTTTCTCCTAAATTAAATTATATTTTTCTAAGTCTTTATATAGTAAAGCAATTCTGTCATTTGGTACAGTAGAAGGTTTTAAATAGTCAGCTTGTGCTGCTTTAGCTTGAACTTGACCCATATCTAAAGGCTTTATATTAATATTACCACTAGAAGCAAAATTAGAACTATTAACTAAGTCTTTACTTGAAGGAAGTGTAGTAGTTCCTCCACTAAATTTATCTATAACTTTTTCTATATTAGCTAATTTTTTTTCTAAACTCTGTTCTTTATTTTTTTTATCTTCTACTTCTTCTTTACCTAAAACTTCTTTAACTGTTTCTGTAGTTGATGTGTCATCAATTGATTCTACAGCTTCCTGATCTTTTGTTTTTTCTGCATCCATTACTTTAGATGTTTTTAAAAATTCATCATACTTTTCTACAGATGTTCTTTCATCAGTATCTACTTCTTCTTTTTTACCAAAAGAAGCTAAAGCTCCATCAAATTTTTCTTTTATAAAATCTAAATCAAATTCCATATTTTAAATGAGGGCCCGAAGGCCCTCGAATTATTTATTAACTTAAATTAATATTTTGAACGTATCTAACAGTTATAAAACCAGTACCATCACCTGTGTTAACGTTAGTTACAAGGATTCTTCTATCAGTTGTTCCAACGTCAGCCCAGTTTCCAACTCTTGTTGCATCAGCTCCTGCTGTTGCAGAAATAATACCAAGTGTTCCACCAGCTACTGCTGTAGTTGCTGTTAATGCAGTTGCATCACCAGTCCAACCTAAACCAGCTGTACTTGCTGCTCCATCCCAAATTGCAGTTACCGATAATTCAATTGCTACGATTTGTGAGTTTGCAGGAATAACAATATTAGTTGTTCCATCTGCTTGAGTTATAGCTTGTGATTGTGACATCACAACTTGACCTGTGTTTTTTACATCTGAACCTAAAGTAGTTCCAGTTGTTTCTTTAATTGCTCCAGCCTTAATTGGGCCAGAAAATGTAGTTGTTCCCATAGTCTATCTCCTTATAATAGTCTGCTTTCGCAGTCGTTTGGGTTAGTTTAAAACTACTAGGCGTATTGCTACGCCTAGTAATTGTTTATTATTATGCTACGCCTTCAGATCCGTATACACCTCTCCAGTCTGTAAAACCGAAGCTGTATCTTTCTCTGCACTTGTATCTTAAATTACCAGTTTCAAAATCGCCTTCAACAGCTTTTTTGATTGGTGATCTAACGAAGTGTTTCATTCCATCTGGGCAATCAGTTAGGATAAAATACTGATCAGGGTTAGTAAATCTTTGATTTACTACTACACCTTCAGGTATCATACCCATGTTTCTCATTGCATTGATATCATTGTCAGCAGTACCAGGTCTTAAATTAGACTTGATAATTCTTTCTGCAACGAACACCAATTGAGGTGGAACTGCAAGTTTTCTTCCTGATAACGCAACAGGTATGCTTCTATCATCTACAGCAGTTGAGATTTGAACTAAAAGTGTCTCTAAAGACGTTTCAGATAAATCCGCAGGTGTGCCTAGGATGTTAGATGCAGTACCACCGCCACCAAGTGGGTGAGAGCCGTTCATTAAAGCTACGCCGTCTCCTCCAGTTGAAGTAGTAGTTGCATTATTAAAGATATTTGCACCTTTGATCTCTTTAGTTTGTTGCATTGATCTTGCTAGTGCTCTTGCGTATTTAGCGCCTAGAGAACCGTACAAGCCATCTTCTTCAGCTTCTTCTGTAATCGCAAAAGCTAAAGCGACAGTTTCATGCACATATCTTGAGACAAAGCCTTCTCTGCCAGAATCATAATTGATCATGGCACCTTCTGCTTTAGTTGGTGCAGCACCGAATCCGATCATTTGTACATCTTCTTCGAATGCTTTCATTGATTGCTCTGTAGAATATAATGATCTCCATTGCTCAGGATATCTATCATATTCCATACCAAACACGGTGTTTAAACCTAGATTGAGCTGTTTGGTAAAAAGTGCTCTGTTTAAAGCCATTTTTTAACTCCTATTGTTAAGGTTAAACACCAGCCTGACGAGTACCATATAGAGATAGATTTATTACTACTTCTACTGATGCGTCAGCGCCTGCTGCGTTATCTGGATAATCAATTAATCTTAGTATTCTCAAAACTTTTGCAGTCGTTGCAAGAGTTGCGATATCTAATTCATCAGTTGAATGTCCATATGTTGAGTTGTACGTTCCAATTGTAACATTAGCTAATTCACCAACATTTGCTGTTGCGAATACGCCGTTAGTTTGGACTGCGTAAGTGATATTTGGATCATCATACACATAAGCTTTAATCGGTTCACCCGATTTTGCTGTTTGTGCATTGTTCCAAACTTTTTTGAATTTAACATCACCGGTGTCATTATCGATGTACTCAACACCATAAAAAACACCGAGAGCTGTACCGCCCGCTGTGCCTCTTATAATTGTTCCATCGGTAGTTAAAGTAACGAGGTCTCCACTTGCAAGATTGGCTGCATAGCCATTTGCAATTGCATATTCATTAGCTCTAATAACACCGCCTGTTAAATGTCTCAATGGTACGAAACCATTTGGTGCATTTACATTCGCCATTTTTATTTACCTTTGTTAGTTGTTAATTGCCGTCCGAACTAACTCTAGATTTAAAAGACCTTTGGATAGGTTGGCCTGGTGTTTCAGCTCTGTTCATGTCCTGTTCAACTGACTGCATTAAATTGTTAGTCATTTGAGCATAGTAATCATTTCTTTGATTAACCATTTCTTCAGGCATTTCACAAAGTACCATTCCTTCTATTCCAATATGCCCAGCGAATTTGCCATGTTCTATCGTTGGAAAATGTTGACCATCTTTGACACTTTTAATGTCTCGAGGCTGCCAACCTTCTCTCAACCGTTTAGCTACATTCGTAGGCGTTTCCTGTCCTAACACCATAGTTGCTACCCATCTCTGAGCGAAACCAGGTCTTGGTTCAGGCGCTTCTAATAAGTTACTCGGTCGCCATTTTGAAACCATTGTAGATTTTTCTACTCTAGTTTCATTGTTTATTTTATTATCTTTGTTCATAATGTCAGGCTCCTTTCTATTGTCCTGTGTCGCTAAAGCTTTTTACTTCTTTAGCAAATCGTTTTAGTGCCACTTCATCGCTGATGTCTATACCAAAAGTTTTAGCAGTTGATAAATCGTCAGAGGTGAGTTTAACTCTATTACCAGTTGTTCCTTTTTTACGAGAAACTCCAGCAACAGGAGATTGCACTCTATTGTTTTTTTGTACTACATTTTCCTCAGCTTTGGAAGTGTTTTCTTCTGATTTATTAAAATAAGAAAGACCACTTGATTTTAGTCTTTTACTCATCTCATCATAATATCCAGGATCGTGCACATCCCAACCTTCTTCTGTTAATTCAGCATCAATTCCATAAGCCATAGCTGTTTCTTTTCTATAACCAGGTTTATTAAACCATGTTGAATTTTCTTTTACCCAATCGGTGGCTAAAGGTGGAGCTTTTCTTTCAGCTTTTACAGTTTTTTCAGGTACTCTTGCAGCATAATCTTCTGTTTTAGTCATTTGACTACGAATTTCTGCCATACTTTCATACAATTTTACTTGTTTTTCAGTATTACCTTCTTCAATTGCTGATTTAAGTTCAGTAGAAACATTAGAAAGTTGATTACCTAGTGATTTACTAGCTATATCATAAGTTCTTTTTTCCATTGTTGCTAATTTTTCTTCTAAATCAACATTTCTTTGTTCAGCTTCTGCTCTTTTAGCTACTTCTTTTTGGATTCTTTTACGAACTTTAACAGAGTAAGGCATATCATCTGAATAAGCTGGAGCTTTTTCAAGTTTAACTTCTCTTTCGTTCTCAAAAGATTTATCTTCATCTTTAGAAGGTTCTTCTTGTTGTTGTTGAAGTTTCTCTAACGGATTTAAAGGTACATTGACCTCTTTCTCTGTTTCAACTTCTTCAAGATTAACTTCTAATTCTTCATTCTTATTTTTCTCATCTTCTATCATAGTTTCTCCTATGTTGGCATTAACCTAAGTTAATGTATGTTACAGTTGTTGAGTTACTACTTCTGGACTTTCCAAAGTTGCAATAATCTCATCATCATTTAATAGCACCATTTTTACTTTTTGTACAGAAACTCTTGCTCCTGCATATCTACCAAAAATAACCCAATCTCCTACTTTACACCAAGGATTTTTTCTATCACTATAACATTCTGGTCCCATAGCAATAACTTGTCCTACACTATTTAAGTAAGCTTGATTATCTTGTGAAGAATCTGATAAAATTATTCCACCTTTAGTTTTTACTACTGCTCCTCTAGGTCTAATTAATATTCTATATCCTACTGGTTGTGGTAATTTTTTAGGTGTTGGGATTTCATTATCTGTTGCCCATGCTTCATTACTATTCATCTTCTATATCTCCTTTTTTATATTTTTCAATTGTTTCATTTATTATTTGAAATGCTTTATCTAAACCCTGCGCATATCCATAGACACGTTTGAATTCAGATATATTTTCTACACCTTTACCTAATAAATTTTGTGATAGTTCTTGTTTGTGATTTTTAATATTTTTCTTGATCGCTTGAATCAGCTGTTCCATTTACATCTTTCTGTAGTTTGTTATATAGTTCATCAAAGCTATGACCTAAATCGTCAGAAGCTTGAGCAAACATTCTAGGTTTAACTTTTTTAATAGAGATTTTTTTATTTTCTAAAAACTTTTTAGCTTGTCTAATTTCTTCTGATCTAACTGCCATCAATATCTTTCGTTGCTAGTTTATCTTTGTTAATACCTTTTTTTATTACATAAGATTGAGTTCCATTAGCTCCAGTTTCAACTTCTTTTTTAAGATTTTTAAACAAAGTCATTTCTTTGTATTTCTTTTCAAGACTTTTTTGAAAATTAATTAATACTTTATTGTCTCTCATTAATCTCTTTTATTATCTTCCCTGGCAACTTTACTTGCAATCTCTACTACCTTAGCTTTTGTTTCAGTGTCTTTTCTAGCATTTTGTTTTTCACTTTGTTTAACACCTTCCATAAATCTAGCTTTTCTAATATTTAATTCTTCTGCTTTAAGTTGTAAATTAGCTTGATCTTTTTGTGCTTCCATAGAAGCTTTTTGTTCTTCAGGAGAAGGTGGCATAGATCCCATTAATTGTTGTGCAGCTTGTGCTGCTGCAGCTGCTA